TCAGGCAGCCGGCTCTCCGAGCTTCCGCACCCACTCCGGATGGATCGGGGCCGCCCGCGACGCCTCGTCAAGCTTCGCGGCGATGGCTTCGAGGTCGTCGTCGAACAGGTCGGCGTAGGTGTCAAGCGTCATCGCGGCCGACTCGTGACCGAGCATGCGCTGCAGCACCTTGACGTTCGCGCCGGCGCTGATCGCGAGGCTCGCGGCCGTGTGACGCAGATCGTGGGGCGTAATGCGGGGGAAGGCTGGATCGATCGTCTGCGCGCGCGACACAGCTCCCTCAAACCATCCCGTGCCGTTCTCGACTCGACGCAGGTGGCTGCCATGCGCGCCCGCGAAGAGCAGGGCTGCGGGTCCACGGCTACCCGCCGCGGCGGCGATCTCAGGATCGAGGAACGCAGGGTAGGGCACCCACCGATCCTCGGCGCCCTTCAGCGTGCCCACGTGCACCACCCCGTTCACCGTGACGGCGTTCTCCTCAGCGTGAATTCGCCGCCGTAGCTGATCGACGTCCCGCACACGCAACGCAGTGGCCTCGCCCCAACGAAGACCAGTCAGTCCCAGGATGCGGACGAGGGTCGGTCGCGCTGAGCATCTGGCCAGCAGTTCCAGCTGGGGGAAGCTGAGGTACGACCTACCCGGCTTCTTCTTCGGCTTGCGGGGCCGGTTCTTCAGGCCTCTGGCGGGGTTCCGTTTGATCCGGCCGTCGTCGACAGCCATGTCGAGGATTCCGGCCAGCACGCCGAGAGCGCGGAGCGTGGTCGCCGCCGATCGCTGCTCGTTGATCTGTGCGACCCACGCCTGAACTTCGGAGGGTTCGATCGATCGGATCTCGCGCGTCTCCCAGTGCGGGGCCACGTGGTTTCGCCACGCGCGGGGGAGTGGGTCATATGCCGAGGGCTTCAGCACTTTCTTCCCTGCGAGCCAGCGGTCGACGAGCTGGCCGACCGTGACCTTGGAGAGCGCGGGGTCGATGTACTCGCCTGTCGCTTTCGAGACGGTCACAGAGGCGAGAAAGAGTTCGGCTTCCTTCTTGGTGCGAAACCCGCGCTTGTCGGTTTGGGACTTGTCTGGCTTCCGGTAGCGAACTCGATACCGTCTGCCCTGAGCGGTGGTGTAGGCGGTGATGCTGCCAGCCACGTCATGCCCCCTCTGCGCGCCGGAACCCGATATGTGCCCACTGACCCAGGCCCATCCGCGATCGCACGTAGGTCACGCCACGGAGGCTCGTGAGGCAGTGGCGCCGGAACACGTCGAGTAGCTCAGCGGTGACTCGAAGCTCTTCCGCGATCTCGTGGCTGTCTAGGCCTTCGCACTCGAGCCGCTCGTACTCGACCGGGTCGACCAGAAGGGTCGCAGCGTAGACGTCCGCCTGTGTCTCTGCGTGCTGGTCGTCCTCGCAGCGGTGACCGTAGTGGGCGTGACCGAGCTCGTGGCCGACGACGCAGCGGCGTTCATGGGGCGTTAGGCGCAGGTCGAAGTAGACTTCGCGCTCGTCTTCGTACCACTCGCCTAGGACGCCGGGCTCCAGGCGGGCCGCGTGCACTGAGATTCCCATGGTGGCCGCATGATGCAGTAAATCCTTCATCATCGCCTCCTGACTACTCTGCGTGCGGGGCCTTCTCGGCTTTCCGAGTGCCCTTTTTGGCAGCCTCACGGTGACGTGACGGAGGCTGTTTGACGGTCGGTTCATCTTCACCGGGAGCACTGACATTCGCGTCCGGGAACCGGCCGTCGATGACATTCGAGGCAGTCGCCATCGCTTCTGATGCTGGCGCGTCGAAGAGTATCGAACCTCCGAGACCCAATCTCCGCCCTACTTCGACGACGAGCTGCTCATCTGTCGCAGCTGCCAGAGCCTTTTCGATGCCCTCCATGCCTCCCTCGGTCGGCGTGAGGTGGCCGTTGGCAACGAGGGCGGGAACAACTGGGGCGCCGTACGCCCTGGCGAGGTCGAGGGTCGTGTCGAACAGGAATCGACCATTCGATATCTGTCGGCTCAGTGTGGCGTGGCTCACGCCCGCACGCGACGCGACCTCGCGCAGGGATTCGACAGCTCCGATGGATTTCAGCCATGTGTGGGGGTTCGACATGGCTCAATCATGTAACAAGCGTGTCTCAGTGTCAAACCAATTGGTGCACACGGTTGACAGAAGGTAAGGGGCATGTGCATCCTTGGTGCATGAACGAACCAAATGGTGCGACCGTGAGAATTCGGCCCGAACTGCTCGACAGGCTCAAGCAGATTTCCGGCATTCGCAGCGACGATGCCTTCGCTCGAACCATCGGCGTCAGTCGGCCAACGCTGGCTCGGCTGAAGGCGGGGGAGGAGCCCTCGCTCCGCACCGTCATCGGCATCATGCAGGCCTTCGGTCTTGGCTTTGGCGAGGTGACCGTGCCTGTCGAAGTCATTGCAGATGAGGTGCCCGAGGCGGTGGCTTCATGAGCGCGACGGTGTCTGCGCTGCACCCGTCGGCTGGCGCCGCGCAGCGTTACCTTTCGCCTGAACAGGTGTGCGCGATGGTTCCCGGCGTGACGAAGAAGCGGCTTGCGAATCTTCGATCTAGTGGGCAGGGTCCTCGCTATTTCAAGCCCACTCCGCGAACTGTCGTCTACGCGGAGTCAGACGTCCATGCCTGGATTGCGGCCTCAATGCAGGCGACCCGGTCAGGTGGTGCAGCATGAGCGCGCAGGAGTGGTTTGCGCTGCCGTTCGACCCGGAGAGCGGGCGAGGTTTCAAACGCATCGTCGGGGCCAGCATCCGCGCATGGAAGCCTGGCGATGGGCTGTCGTGTTCCCTGAGCCGGCATCAGCGGCTCGTGACGTGCGGTCCTCCTGTGGCGGTGGTCCGTACGGTCACGCACGAGGCCAACCAGTATCGGGTCACAGAGCCTGTTTCGAAACTCCGCAATGTGTGCACGCGGCACGTGGCCGAGTCGGTGAGAGCGCTCGTGGGCGATGCCGGTTGGACGAACCAGAACTCGAACGCCGAAGTCGAGAAGATCGCTCGCGAGCGAGTCATCACCGCCCACTGGGATGAGTTTCAAGCCGCTCTCGAGGAAGAGCGCGCGGCGATTCAGGAACGCTACCTTGCCGTGTTGCCCGACTCGCTGCGGCAGTACTTCGCCGCTGTCCAAGACGATGAGGTGAATTCATGAGGGCGGCAAAGTTGCGGAAGCTGATCCGTGGGGAGATCGGGGCCGAGCGCGTGGCCTCAGGGTCTCGGAACCGTGAACGACTCATCAGCATCGGGCGGGAATTCGCCGAGCAGCTTTCCGATCTGGAACGCCTGAAGCGCGGCGATGTCAGTGAACGTCTGAAACGACGTGACGAGTTCGTTGACGACCTCACGGTACGCGAGGAAGTTGCGGCCGACGGGGTCGTCGGTCTCCAAGTCGTAGTCAGGCTCCGCGGCGATCACTCCGCGGAGCGTCTCCTGCAGGACCTGAGCGCTCATCTGAAGTCTGGCGATCTGCGTCTTCGCGTCCACGTGTCTTCCCCTTCGGTCGGTTCGAGTGACATCTCGACCGTAGCGGGAACGCCGTCCGGTCCTGTGCCCCCATCCCCGGGGCTGGACGGCCCCTCGGTCTAACCGCCCCCCAAGTACTGCCGCGTTCGCATCCCCCACCGATTCCCCCGTCGGGCGGGCGCGGCATCCCCATCGAACAGAGAAGAGAGAGCAATGGCGATCGAGATCGCGACGAAGGATGCGCAGCACGCGCTCTACGTCGTCGCCGGAGATTACGGGCTCGGCCTTGAGCCGGGATCATTCACCACCCACCTGATCCGCGCCGTGCAGCACGCGGACGCGCTGAACAAGGCTCGTCTGGGTCACGCGTTCCCGAGCTTGGTGCAGGCCGTGCGGATGGCGTCGGGGTCGGTGGAGGCGCTTGAGGCGCTGCGGACCCTGGTGAAGGACCGTGTCGAGGTGTCGTCGTGAGCCGGCGCCGGTCGACGTTCGTGCCGAAGCGGGCGTCGTGGATCAGCTACCGGCTCCTCAACCTGCGGCTCGGGTTCCTCGCGTTCCTGACCGCGGCCGAGCAAGACCGGGACGAGGTGGCTTCATGAGCATGGAGCTGCGCCACTACGCCTCGGCGCCTCTCGTGCTCGAGCGGTTCATGATCTACCCGCAGCGCAAGCCGATGACTCACGCGAAGCCGCGAGGGTTCTGGGTGAGTGTCAAGGGGGAGGATGACTGGCCGTCGTGGTGCCGGGCCGAAGAGTTCGGCGTCGAGCGTCTGACATTCGAGCACGAGGTGACACTCACGCCCGGCGCGAACGTGCTGGTGATCGACTCGCTCGACGCGCTCGTGGCGTTCGAAGCCGAGTGGGGCGTCCGCGAGGAGAAGAGCTACACGAGCCCGAGCGGCGCATTCGCGCACTCGTGGGTGGATGTGTCGATCAACTGGCCGGCGTTCGCTGCGCGGTTCTCGGGCATCATCATCGCCCCGTACCAGTGGTCCGCCCGGATGAAGCACGACTGGTATTACGGCTGGGACGTCGCGTCCGGGTGCATCTGGGACCTGTCCGCGATCGAGAACGTCGCCGTTCTCGATGCTGAGCAGGCGGTGTCGTCGTGATCGGGGCCGTGTTCGTGCTCGTCGGCGTGCTGCTGGCCGCGGCGGCGATCACCCGCTCGTACACCGTCGCGGTCGACGGCCCGGTGGTCGTGCTGCTGGTCACGTTCGTGCTCGTCGCGGTCGGGTTCGCCCGGTGGCTGAGGAGGGCGTCATGAGCAAGTTCGAGGACGTGCTGACCGACTGGAAGTCGGACACGGAGACGATCGAGCACCTCGACTTCGAGCCGCAGCTACCCTGCGAGGTCAAGAACACCTCGGGTCCTGGGCGATGCGGGGCACCCGCCGACTTCGTGTGCCGCTGCATGAATTGCGGCGCTTCCTTCCTGTACTGCAGACCGTGCAAGGAACACGCTGTCGCGTGCATCGAGAACGGCTACGCGATCAAGTGCTGGCCGTGCGGCGAGTTGTCGAAGCTGCCGAACCTGCGGGTCGAGTGGATTCCGATCAGGAGCGCATCGTGATCGCGGAGGCGCTGTCGTTCTGGGTCGGCGGGGTCCCCGTGCAGCAGGGCTCGAAGACGGTCTTCAACGGGCGGGCGGTCGACTCGAACCAGAAGCTGCTGCGTCCGTGGCGGGCGAAGGTCGCCGATGCCGCCCGCGCCGCGAACGCCGGCCGCGACCCTCTCGACGGGCCGGTGCTCGTCGTCCTCGAGTTCCGATTCGTCCGCCCGAAGAGCGTGAAGCGGGCGCACCCGACGGTGAAGCCCGACCTGGACAAGCTCGCCCGCGCCGTCCTGGACTCCCTCACCACCGCGCGCGTCTACAAGGACGACGCGCAAGTCGTATCGCTGTGGCCCACGAAGGTCTACGGCGCAGAACCCGGCGTGCGTGTGCGCGTCGGTCACCCCTGAGAGAAGAGAGAAGCACATGGGTATCAACCTGTCCGGCCAGGTGCCGGGCGAGCAGCTGAACGCGCTGCTCGAGCACGAAGACGTCCTGCTCGGCTCCCGCACCCCTGACCCGCTGATCGCGGTCGTGGTCATCGAGCGGGCGTCGCTGAAGTACGACGACGTGAAGCAGCAGACCTCGGCCACGGTGCGGTTCAAGTGGATCGAGATCATCGACGAGGCCGCCGCGGCGTCTGTGCTGCAGTTCCGCGATGACGCCTACGCCCGCCGCACGAATCAGGAATCGGCGCCGACGACCCTCGACGGCATCGACATCTCCGAAGAGGCGATCGTCTCCGACGAGGCAGGCGGGAAGGTCACCGAGGGCCCGTGGGCGCCGGACCCCGACTTCGACGGGCCGGCGGCGTCCTGATGGGCACTGCACTCGCCTCGCGGGGGGTGATCTGCGCAACCGAGGGATGCGACCGACCGTTCTACTGCAAGGGCTACTGCACGATGCACTACCAGCGCCTACGAGCTCGTGGCGACGTTGGGCCGGCGTCCCGCGTCAAGGCGGTAGACGGCGCAGGCTTCGTCACCGAGCAGGGGTATCGCATCGTCCACCTCCCCGAGCATCCGCTCGCGGGCGCCCAGGGCAAGGTCCGCGAACACCGCGTCGTGCTTTGGCAGAAGATCGGCGCCGGCCCGCACCCGTGTCACTGGTGCGGTGTCTCGCTCGACTGGTTCGAGCGCCCCGCTCTGCGCATCTGCGTGGACCACCTCGATCACAACCGGCTGAACAACAGCCCGGACAACCTCGTGCCGTCCTGCTTGGACTGCAACGCGAAAAGGAGCGCATGATGGCCGCACGAACGCAGCCGACCCTCGAAGAAGTGAAGTCCCGCGTCGTCCGACGCAACTACGGCAAGGGGCACGGGTATCAGATCGACGGAGTCAAGGCCGACGGCGTGACCACGCTCCTCGGCGATGGGCTGTCGAAGCCGGCGCTGATCAACTGGGCGGCGAACACAACGGCGAACTACGCGGTCGACCACTGGGACGAACTCTCCGAGCTCCCGGCGTCGAAGAAGCTGGACACGCTGAAGGGCGCCCGCTACGCGGACGTCGACCAGGCGGCGAAGCGCGGCACCGAGGTGCACGAGATCGCCGAGCAGCTGCTGCACGGCCGTGAGGTGCCCGTGCCCGATGAGCTCGCCCCGCACGTGAACTCGGCGGTGCGGTTCCTTGACGAGTGGAAGATCCGCCCGATCCTCACGGAGACGGTGGTCTACTCGCTGCGCGGTCGGTACGCGGGCACCCTCGACATGGTCGTCACGAGCGATCTGCTGCCGGGTCGGGTGATCCTCGCGGACTGGAAGACGTCACGGTCGGGGATCTACGGCGAGGCGGCCCTGCAGCTGTCGGCCTATGCGAACGCTGACTTCTACGTCGACGAGGCCGGGGTCGATCAGCCGGTCGAGTCGCTCGGCATCACGGACCACTGGGGCATCTGGATTCGCCCCGATGGTTACGACGTGCTCCCGCTCGATGCGAGCGAGGAGACGTTCAAGTTCTTCCAGTACATCAGCGTGGTGGCTCGCCGCTCGAAGGGTCTCCTCGACCTTCGGGGGAAGCCGCTGCAGCGACCGAACGGAGCAGCAGCATGAACGACAAGGGAACCTATTTCAAGGCCGTGCGCGAGGACGGAACTGACTTCCGCACCGGCACTATCAACTACCTGGCCGGCGGGGTCGTCGAGCACCCGAACCCGCGCCCCGGCCACGGCGACGCGAGCTACTACATCTCGGTGGCCACCCACAAGACGGACTGCACCGGCTTCTCCTGGCCGGGCCGTCTGCTCGAGGTGGAGGCCGTCGGGGAGGTGTGGACGCCTCACGAGGGGAACATGCCGCGGAAGCGCGCCGTGACCGCTCTGCGGGTCGTGCGGGAGCTTCCGGCGCACGAGCTGCTGGGACCCCAGGGGGCCGAGCTCGTCGCGCTCTTCGAGCGCATCCGGGCCCTCACGGCGGAGGAGGCCTACAAGCTGGCCGCCGCGTGGGCCGCCGCGTGGGACGCCGCGTGGGCCGCCGCGTGGGCCGCCGCGTGGGACGCCGCGTGGGCCGCCGCGTGGGCCGCCGCGTGGGCCGCCGCGTGGGACGCCGCGTGGGACGCCGCGAGGGACGCCGCGTGGGCCGCCGCGTGGGCCGCCGCGAGGGACGCCGCGAGGGCCGCCGCGACCGGCCTCGCCGTCCGCGACCTCATCGGCCGCGGCATCACGCAGGAGCAGTACGACAAGCTCACCGGCCCCTGGCGCTCCACCATCGGCCGCATTCACCCCGATGACGCCGATCTCCTGGCCAACGCCGAGGCGGTCGCGCCGTGACCGACGTAGCCGTCTACGAAGCGCCCGCCGCGTCCGAGCTCGAGCAGTGGGCGCGCGACCTCACGACCGCCTACCAGGCGGCCCGTCAGCTGGTCACGACCTCGTTCGTGCCGGCCTCCTACAAGGGCAAGCCCGAGGAGGCCGCCGCGGCGATCCTCACCGGGCAGGAGATCGGTCTCTCGCCGCTCGCTTCGCTCCGCGCGATCGACATCATCCAGGGCGTGCCAGCCATGCGGGCGGTGGCGTTGCGTGCGCTCGTGCAGAACGAGGGGCACGAGATCTGGACCGAGGAGTCGACGGCCACGCAGGCGATCGTGTGCGGGCGCCGCAAGGGCTCCGACAAGGTCGAGCGGTCGGTGTGGACGATGGATCGCGCGCGCGGCCTCGGCCTGGTGTCGAAGGACAACTGGCGGAAGCAGCCGATCGCGATGCTGCTTGCCCGGGCGACGTCGGAGTTGGTGCGTCTGATCGCGGCCGACAAGCTGCTGGGTATCCCTTACTCGGTGGAGGAGCTCGTCGACAGCGGCGAACTGACCCCGGTGGAGGATGCGCCGCGGAAGGCGCCGGCGACGCGCACTGCGAAACGGAAGCCGCTCGACGAACTCCCGCCCGTGCCAGCCACGGAGCCGGAGCCCGAGGCGACGGTCGATCCGGAGCCTGCTGCTGCAGAGCCTGCGGTGGCGGCTGTCGAACCGTTCGAGGGTGACCCGCTCTCTCCGACGAAGGAAGAGCTCGACGAATGGGCGAGCCTCCCGACCGACGAGGCCCGCTGATGTTCGTGGTGTGTCGAGGGCCCCGCACGCAGCCGGTGAAGGTGCTGGGCCCGTTCCCGTCGCGTGAGCGGGCCATGACCGAGATGCAGACGTTCGGTCTGTCGATCGGTGCGAAGTGGTGGATCGGGGCGGTGAAGGCCAAGTGATCGACCCGAGCACCGGCGAACTGGTGGTGGACCCGGAGACGCAGACGCCGGTGAAGGACCCGTCGGACATCGAGAGCGCCGCTGATGTGGTGCGGAAGCGGGTGGCGCCGCAGTCGGTGCTCGGGCAGATCAAGACACCGGATTCGATCATCGCGGATCTGGAAGCGGTGAAGGTCGCGGCGGCGCACAACGTGCTGATCGTACGTGAGGCGGACCGGACGCGACGGGCGGCGAAGCGGATTCATGCGCGCGCCCGGCTGAAGGCGCTGAAGAACGCGCAGGGCACCGTCGATGACCGGAAGGCGGAGGCCGATGTGGTGGCGATGGCGGAGTGGGAGATCGCGGATAACGCCGAGGTCGCCTACGAGTATGCGCGGTCGGTGGCGCAGTTGGTGAGGGATCGGACGTCTGCGATTCAGACGCAAGCGAAGCAGGTGGAGCTGACGTATCAGCTCGCCGGGAAAGGACGGGCGTGATGCCCACGCAGAGTGTGCCGGCGTTCGTCGTCGGCGATCAGGTGAAGGTCGGCCAGTCGTCGACTGTGTTCACGATCGATCGGCTCGAGCAGCGCCAGGACGGCGCGGGTGAGCCGTATGTGATGGCGTTCCTGTCGAACGCGAACGGGACCGCCTCGCGGATGGAAGAGACCAGCCGGTTGCGGAGGGCACGCTCATGAGGACGCTGCAGGTGGCGTTCCCGGACACAGGGCGCGTCGACAGGTGGAGAGTGCAGCGCGCGGGTGAGCCCGGCGCGTGGCTCCCGGGATGGTTCGCGGTCGCCCCGGCGGGCGAGGACACAGCGGCATGGTTCCCGACTCACGCGGAGGCCTTCGTCTTCGCGCTCGGGAGGGTGTCAGCCAAGGTCGCAGACGACACGGTCGAGGACGCCATGGCCCGATGGGGCATCCGACGGGAGAAGCCTGCGCCGAAGACTCCCCGAGCGCTCAAGGCTGTGAAGACGCGGGCCGCGGGAGGCCGAGCCGGTGCGCCGGGGCCGCGGGAGGCCGAGCCGGTGCGCCGGGGCCGCGGGAGGCCTGCTGCGCTCACTGCTGAGCAGGAGGGCGACATCGTGAGTCGGCGCGCTCAGGGAGAGTCTGTCGCAGTGCTTGCGATCGCCTTCAGCGTGTCGACGAACACGGTACGGCGAGCTCTACGGCGGGCGGAGGTCGCAGCATGACTGCTCGACTCGTCACACAGGTGGGCCGCCGAGACTACAAGCAGTTCAGCGGGCGGCCGGGGTTCCCGCTGCACCCTGGGCCTGTAGGTGGGGACCGCATGCTGCCGATGCTGTGGCGAGTGTACGGGCGCCCGGTGGGGCAGCTGTGGGCGCGTGTCGCAGAGGGGCGTGTTCGATGACGGCCCCGACGAGCGCTGTGCGCCTCGAGACCTACGACCGTGACCTGTGGCGGTGCGTGTCCTGCGGAGAGCGGGGCACCTTGCAGTTCCAGCACCGTCGCGCTACCGGCATGGGCGGGTCGAAGATCGCCCCGACCGTGCAGGACGGGCTGACCTCGTGCCCGACATGCAACCCGGCCTACGAGCACCGTCTGCAGACGGCCGCGCTGTGGCACGGGTGGAAGGTGCGCTCGTGGGTGAAGCAGCCCGAGCTCGTGCCGGTGTTCTACATGCCGGAGATGTCGTGGTGGCGGCTGACGGTCACGGGGGAGCGGTACGAGGTGTCGGCGGCCGTCGTCGGCCGGCACATGGAGTTTGTCTACGGCGAGGAGTGGCAGTCATGGGCTGACCGTCTTCGCCTCGAAGGAGCGTTTCACTGATGGTCTGGTTCAAAGTCGACGACAACCTCGCCTTCCACCCGAAGGTGTTGCTCGCCGGCAACGCAGCGATGGGCCTCTGGGTCCGTGCGGGCTCGTGGTGCTCGCAGCAGCTCACAGATGGTGTCGTTCCTGACTCGATTCTTCCGTCGCTCGGGACGGTGAAACAGGCCGAGGCGCTGGTGCGGGCGGGTCTTTGGACGCGCGGCGCGGCTTCGTGGAGCTTCCACGAGTGGAGCGGCGATGGTCGTCAACCCACTCGTGACGCGGTGGAGGCGGAGCGTGCGGCAACTCGGGAGAGGGTGCGGAAACACAGGGAACGGCAGGAATCGTCACGGCGTGACACGACCGTTACTAACGGCGTTAGTAACGCCGATGTAACACCGTTAGTAACAGAGCCCCGACCCGACCCGACCCGACCCGACCCACTACCTAAAGGTAGTGAGGGGCACGCGGCAAGCCGCGGCACCCGCATCCCCACCGACTTCAGCGTCGACGACCTCATGCGCCAATACGCGCGAAGCAAGGCACCAGCGGTCGACGTCGCACGGGAGACCGAGAAGTTCACCAACTACTGGACGGCGGTCGCTGGTGCGAAGGGTGTGAAGAAGGACTGGGTCGCGACGTGGCGGAACTGGATGCTGCAGGCGCAGGGCTACGCCGAGCGCGACGGGTGGAAGCCGCAAGCCGAGTCGACGGATGTGAACGCGGAGAACGCGGCACGCGATCGGTGGCTTGAGGAGCGGGGGATCACGCTCGCGGACTATCAGCAGCACTGGGATGATCCGGGCTGGTTGGACGAGATCGAGGCGCGTGTGAAGGGAGGCGCTCGTGGATGAGCAGCTGCGAGCCCTGCCGCACGATCTGATCGCGGAGCAGTCGGTGCTCGGCGGGATGATGCTGTCGAAGCAGGCGCTCTGGGATGTCGCCGGGCTGCTCGAGGCGGGGGATTACTACCAGCCGAAGCATGAGGAGATCCACGTCGCGATCATCGCGTTGATGCAGCGCGACGAACCGGTGGACGCGATCACGGTTGGTGACGAGCTCGCCCGCACTGGCCGGCTGAATGCGGTGGGTGGTGCCCCGTATCTGCATGAGTTGACGGGGATTGTGCCGACGGCGGCGAACGCGGGCTTCTATGCGGAGATTGTGCGTGAGAAGGCGATCCGTCGGCGCCTGGTCGAGGCCGGCACCCGGATTGCGCAGATGGGCTATTCGACGGTCGGTGTGGCGTCGGAGCAGGCCGAGACTGCCCGCGCTGCTCTGGACGCGGCCGCGTCGAACTCGAGCAGCGACATCGAGGCGATCGGCCGCGCCCTCCCGGTGGTGGTCGAGGAGTTGAACGCTCAGCCGAAGGTGGTGGAGACGCCGTGGCGTGAGGTGAACGAACTGATCGGCGGTCTGCGCCCGGGCGGCCTGTATGTGGTCGGTGCCCGGCCGGGTGAGGGTAAGACGATCGTGGGGATGCAGATCGCGCAGAACCTCGCTCGTCTGGGCCCGGTGGCGTTCTCGTCGTTGGAGATGTCGCAGTCGCAGCTGCTCGAGCGTCTGATCGCGTTACGGGCGAAGGTGCACATGGGTCGGATGGCCAGGCATGATCTGACGCCCGAGGACTGGCAGAGCCTCGCCCGGGTGCGGGGCGACATCGAGCGAATGCCGCTCTACGTCGATGACCGGTCTGGTGTGACGATCACGCAGATCAAGGCGTTCGCCCGGTCGGTGAAGCGGCGCGGCGAGATGGCCGGCGTGGTCGTCGACTACCTGCAGCTCATCACCGGGGGTGACCGGTCGAAGCCACGCCATGAGGTGGTGGGGGAGATCTCCCGCCAGTTGAAGATCATGGCCCGCGAGCTCGAGTGCCCGGTGGTGGCTCTGTCGCAGTTGAACCGTGAGTCGGCGGCGACTGGGAAGGGGAAGCGGGCGCCGACGGCGGCGGATCTGCGGGAGTCGGGGTCGATCGAGCAGGACGCCGACGTGGTGATGCTGCTGCAGCGACAGCAGGTGAACGATGTGCCGATTGATCGTCTCGATGTGATCGTGGCGAAGAACCGGCACGGGGAGACGGGGAAGCGGGTGCTGCTCTGGGAGGGGCAGTACGCGCGGGTGACGTCGCAACGGTGGTCGCCGACTGGCGGCCTGGATATTCCAGCGTAAGGGAGAGATGAAATGGCAATGATCAGGACTGATGAGGCGACGGTGAAGCGTCTCGCCGGTGGCAAGGGTGTGACTGTGGTGGAGACCCGGGAGACCCGCGACGGCCGCTCGTTTGAGGAGTACTTCACGGTGTGGCTCGGTGAGGGTCACGGGCTGAACGTGGGTGACACGGCCCGGTTCTTGGGTCGCTTCTCGAAGAAGGTGGCGGAGCGGAACGGGCGCACCTACGTGGACGTGAACGTGAACGACGCAACGGTGGTGGAGGGCTCGTTGGTGCGGGCACAGCAGCCGGATCCAACGGCGGAGTGGGCGACGGCGACGCCGGGCGCTGGCGACCCGTGGGAAGGCGGCCAGCAATGAGCATCACAGAAGAAGGCGTCCTGACGATTGCCGAGGTGGAGGTGAACGACGGCTTCCGGGTCGAGCTGCGGCAGTACAGGAAGCGCACCGATTACAGCCCGGAGCAGGCGGAGCAGCTCGCCGCGGACCTGATGCTGGCGGCCGAGGAGGCGCGGCGAGGATTCGACGAGCACGTGTCGACGGTGAACGCGCGGATGCGGTCAGAGGGTCTGATCGGCGCGGACCTGCTCGAGGTCGTGGGTGGGATCACGGGTGCTCTGGGTCGTGAGGCGTTCGATCAGCGTATGCGTGCTGGTGGGATGCGTGTGCAGGAAACCCTGAACCTTCGAAAGGACGGTCAGAAATGAGCCACATCATGACCATCACAGACGGCGTGCCGTCGTTCACCTGCACCGCCCCGGCGGATGCCGACTGCCACAAGTACCCCGCCTGCGAGTGCGAGCACTGGGGTGAGGGGCACGAGCACCCTACGGTTACGAACCCTCAATGCTGGCTGGCACTCTGGTACGCACTCGGGACGGGCGACACGGCCGAGATGTACTACAGCGCCGAGCGAGGCGACAGCGGATACGAAGACATGCCCGCCAACGCATCCGGTGAGATCGACATCGAATTCGACGAATGCCCGCTCTGGTCGTTCGTGGATCTCGACGCGGCGCTGACCCACGAGGAGGAAGCCGCGCACACGTACCCCGACTGCCCGAAGCGGCCTCACGCGGCGATCGATTGCCCCGCCGCGGACATGGCCGAGCATGATCCGATCTGGTCCCTGAACCACGAGAAGGAGGGCTGATCATGAAGACGCTGAGTTTGCGGCTCGACGATGACCAGGCCGAGGTGCTGCGGAGGCTCGCATTCGATCGCAGAGCAACCCAGGCAGACATCATTCGCGAGGCGCTCGCCGGCTACCTCGACGCCGCAACTCACCCGGGCCCGTGTGAAGCAGAGCTGCACTCATGGGACTACTTCCGACCAGAACAGACCGACTCCTATTGGATGCGCTGCACCCATAGCCGAGCTGACCATGACGGAGACCACGAAGACAGCGACACGGGAGCCCACTGGCCCCGCACGAACGACGCTCTCGCGGCCCTGAATCGCTCGAATGTGGGAGGCGACGAATGACGACCCTGTGCATCAATCACCCCTGGCTGGTGGTCAGCGAAGACGATGACGTGTGCGTGATCGCACCGAACGTGGAGGCCCGCTTCGGGTGTCTCTGCGGCCCCTGCTACGGTCGCGCCCGCTGGATGCTCCGGCAGACCCCGCAACTGGTCGCGCACATCCGCGCCCAGGTCACGCCGGGTGTGCAGGCGGCCGCGTACGGCGCGAAGGTCGGCGGCACCCCCGAACGACGCCTCCCGATACGGGAGCAGGCGGTGGAGGACGCCGACGACCTGTTCTCCCAACTCGCGAACTGGATGCTCACCTTCGCCGACATCCTCCACGTCACCGGCCCCTACGCGACCCTCCCATACCGGGGCGAGGAAGACGGGGCGACCCGGTTGCCACCGTTCGCCCTCGACCAGGCCGGCGCACACCGGGCCGTCGAGAACCTCGTCGAGTGGTATGAGAAGCGGGAGCTCGCGATCGTCACCGCCACCGCACCCTTGGATGTGCGCGCCTGGTTCGACGACCTCACCGAGTACACCGGCCGCCTCCATGGCCGTTACCCGGACGCCCCGAGGAAGCCGCGGTCGGCGAAACCGAGGGTGTGCCCGGTGTGCGAGGAGCGGGCGGTGGTGGCCACGTTCCTCGCGGCCGGCGCCGAGGTCGCGTGCACCCACTGCGGGTGGTTCGCGGATGACGCCGATGTTGATCAGTACGTCGATTGGAGCGAATGATGAGCCAGGAGCAGGACCGCAGGGAGGAACTCGCACACGGTGGGCTGGTGAGTCGGAGCGGCGACATGGTGACCCTCGGCGACGGCTCCCAGTGGTGGCTGAACGGTGCCGAGTGGGCGCGGAACGAGGCAGACGCGCTGATCGTCCGTGACCGTCAGACCGTCCGAGAGCAGTTGAAGTGATGGCCACCAGCAGTCTCCGACCAGATCTCGCCCGCGTGCAGAAGAAGCTCGACTCGCTGCCGTTCAAGTCGGTCATCATCGACAAAGATGGCCAGGCATGGCAGTACGGCTTCCCCGGCTACTGGTACCGCGCGTACGACGGCGATGGCATCTCGTCCTTCGAACTAGCCCAACGCGCCGAGACGATCGCCGTCGCGCATAAACCGAAGGGAGCGGACGCATGACCCCGGGTGCACACTCGAATGGTGGGGCGCAGGGAGGTGTCGGGCGTGAGCGAAGCGAACTACCAGTACTGGAAAGCGTTCGAGCGGAGAGCGGAGTTGCGGAAATGGGACCGGATGCCGGAACCCCCACCACGCCCCACCGAGGTGCCTGATGCCGAAGATCATCATCGATCCGACGAACGAGAACGTCGCGCTCGTCAACGGTAGCGTCGGCTTCGCGATCCGCATCGGCCCGCCCTCTGACCAGCCACCAACGAAATCTGATGTCGACGCATGGCCCATCATCGGCTACACCACCGGTCCGCTGGGCGCGGGAGACGCTGAGGCCTGATGGACGACCGCGAGCTGTACGACGTGCGGAGCGCGTCGCCCAGCCCAGCCTGAGCCGATTTCAGGCCTTCATCGGGGAGAATTACACCAGCGTGATTCCTAACCCCGGAGAGAGGCGCTGAGCGATGGACGAGGATCGGGAACTCTACGACGTTCGACACGCAGCACGACGCGTACACCGAGCCCGCTGGACGATCTACCACTGGATGCGAGACGGCATGAGCTACCGCACCATCGCCGGCCGCCGATACATCGAGCACGACATCCTCCTCGCCACCTACCGCGGAAAACTCACCGGACGCACCGAACACGCTCGCCGCCACGATCCGCGCGGCAGATTCGTGGCCGCGCAAGAAAAAGTTTCCGAATTGGTTTGACACGCACCATGTCACACAGTTTTGATTCAAAGTACGCAGGAAAGGGACAAGGGCTAGAAGCACCGCTCGCCCGGGTCTGACCGCGTATCTGAGACCCGCCACCAACTCTCTTCGGTGGTGACACAGGGTTGACAACCTGGCTCCTGGGGGAGCGAACTCGTCACCACGGGGCAGGGCAGGTAGTCGCGCAACGCGCACGCCCTGCCCCGAACACTTCGGGACCTGGCACCCCGAGCAGCGCTGCACGTCACACGTAGGCGCAGCACTAAGCCAGGCGCGCACCGGCCGCGACTCTTACCCCGGACGTCGCCGGATAGCTGGCGTCCGGACTCCACCTCTCGGCCGTGTACCTCGCCCATCCCGCCTGACCCGCGGCACGGCGACCGGAGCGGCACCCAACGTCGAAGGGGACACCATGCGCGAAGTGACCGTAGATGGCGAGACCATCGAGATCGGTGACGACCCGATCCTGCCGAGCGCCCTCATGATCGCATCCGGCCTCGCAGACCCGATCCGTTACGATCTGATGCTCCTCCCACTTCACGATGGCGACATGGTCATCCCGGAGAGCCTGTTCCTCCCACCCCGCGGAGCAAGGTTCATCACCGCGCGCAAGAGCACCACCGCAGCCTGATGCACCCGCTCGCACAGATCGGCGCCGGCCTCGCCGGCCTCGCCTGCTTCGGCGTGTTCACCGCCGCCTGCTTCATCGGCGTGGCCGCGCTCATCCGCATCTCACCCTCCGACCCCGGAGACATCGATGACGAGTAGCTCCCGCAGCATCCGCGACGGCAAGGGCCACCGGGCCTACCGCCGCGCGCAGGCCGCACTGAAGCGGCGCACGAAGAACGAGAACCTTCCCTGCGGATACGGATCGCCGACCGGTGAAGGATGCGGCCAACCGATCGACACCACCCTCGAGTCCGGCCACCGCATGTCGTTCACCGCTGATCACCCCGAAGCACTTGACAACGGCGGCCGCCTCGTCGGCCAGCAGCTCGTGCCCATGCACCTGTCCTGCAACAGCCGGAAGAGCAACCACGAGCCCGTCGAAATCTGGGCGGCGAGTTAGAAGAGGGACGGTCGCTAGTCTCGTGCAATGACCACCGATATCAGCTGCCCCTACTGCAAACGTCTCACCTACATGGACTACGTGGAACACAGCGCCCGAATTGTGGAACCGCGCGAGATGCGAGTCGAAGCAGCGTTTCAATGCGCGAACTGCAAACGTTTTAGCGTTGGTGGCCTCCGACATGCCGGCTTCACAACGGACAACATCGGGCAGGCATTCGCCTTTCAACTGCATGAGGGCGCCAGCCCAGGCGACATCGCGAGAGTGCTGATTGGAAACGTCGAGTATTGGGAACCCATTGCGCCGGTCGGCAAGAGCTACGACCACCTGCCTGCGGACATCGCTGGACCCGCAGACGAGGCGTACCGCTGTCTCAGCATTGAAGCCCACCGCGCCGCAGTACTCATGGCTCGCTCCGTTATCGAAGCCACCGCAAAGGCAAAGGGCATTACCTCCCGCGGGATTATGACGAAGATCAACGAGCTCGCGGAGAAGGGTTATATCAGACCCCTCGTTGCTGAAGCCGCCCACAAGGTGCGTGAGCTCGGCAATGAGATGGCCCACGGTGACTTTGCTACCTCGCAGATAACGAGGGTGGATGCCGAGGATGTTCTCGTGCTGATGGACGAGATCCTCAACGATGCGTTCGCCGTACCCAACCGACTTGCCGCTCTCAACGCCCGCCGTGATCAAACTGGAGACGCGACGACAACGCCAGTAGCTGAATAAAATCCAGCAACTCTCGTGGGCTGCCAACCTCCCGCGCGGTCCTGGCGCGTTTCTCCCCGCTCACGTTCGTGCGTGACGCTCGATGCTCGATGACGCGCGATGGAGGTGCCCCGAATGCCTCCTCCCAGAGCGGCTTGTGGCACGTACGGCGCGTATCGGCGTCACCTGAAGCACGGTGAGCGCATCGATGCAGCTTGCCGGGTGGCGCAGAAGGAGCACGATGGCGGGCGATCGACGTCGGCGCCTGCTCGTGCGGCACGTGCGGCCGCGAAGAAGCCCCCGACTGACGAGACACCGCCGCCACCTCCCGCGCCCACTCCGACCACGGAGGACGGGCACGTGTCGCGGCTTGAGGTGCTGAAGGAGCTGCTCGAGGAGCAGCGGCAGCTTCTGCCGGCGCTGCGGAACTCGGATCCGGCGAAGGCGTACTTGCTGATGCGGGAGCAGCGCGAGACGGTCCGTGAGATCGCCGAGTTGCAGGGCAACGGCCAGGTGAAGGGGGTCACGCTTGCAGACCAGCTCGCCGAAGTCCGTGCTCGTCGGCTCGCAGCGTCCGCGGCTTCATAGGCTCCCGGAGCGTGCGGGCTCGCTCGGCGACGAGGCGCTCGATCTCTGGTATCTGGCAGGGAAGAAGAGCGACCCGTGGCAGGAGTTGTCGCTCGACTCGATCTTCTCGATCGACGCGTTCGGTCGGTGGGTGTGCACGGAGCATGGCGAACTCGTGGCGCGTCAGAACGGCAAGGGCGACGTGCTGTCGCCGGCCACGATGGCGCACCTGTATCTCTGGCCGAAGCCCGATGGCGAACCGAAGACGATCGTGCACACCGCGCATCAGTTCAAGACCGCTCGCGAGGCGTTCCTGCGGCTGCGCAGGGTGATCCAGTCGTCAGCGATCCTGATGGGCGAGGTCACCCGAATCTCGACCGCGCACGGCGAGGAGGGTTTCGAGCTCGCAAACGGGAACCGCCTGCTCTACCTGGCGCGCTCGGCGAACTCGGGCGTGGGCTTCACCATCGACGTGCTCGTCGTCGACGAGGCGCAGCAGATGGCGCAGGCGGCGCTCGACGCGCTGCTGCCCACGATGTCGGCCGTGGACAACACGCAGATCATCTACACCGGCACCGTGCCCGACGAGTTGAACGACTCCGAGGTCTGGGAGGGCGTCCGCGACCGAGGCCGCTCCGGCTCGGACCCGCGCACCGGGTGGATGGAGTTCAGCCCGCCCGGCTCCGAAGACCCCGACATCGCAGACAAGATCGACATCCGCGACGAGGCCAACTGGCCCTACGGAAACCCGGGCCTCGGCTACCGGCCTGGCCTCACCCGGGAGACGATCGAGGACGAAATCTCGCGCCTATCGCCCGATTCGGTTCGCCGGCTGCGGCTGAATATCTGGCCGAACCGCCGCCCGGTCGTGGCCGCGAAGCTGTCTGAGTTCGAGCTTGAGGTGTGGAAGCGGCACGCTCGCGAGGACGCCGGTGTGGTCGGTGACGGCGTCGTGTTGTCGCTCGCGCTCGGCCGCGGCGCTGGCTACGCCACGATCGGTAAGGCGGTGCGGGTCGACTCTGATTCCATCGCAGTGGAGCACCACAAGACCGAGCGTGGAACCCGCTGGCTCGCCGCCGACCTGAAGGCGCTGAAGGCCCAGCTCGGGAACGCGCTCCTCGTGCTCGACACGAAGAACGCTGCGCCGGTCCTGTCGTCGCTCGCGGCCGCGGGTATCAAGTGGCTGCCGATGAACATGGACGACGTCGCCGCGGCACATGCCCAGTTCGTCGAGTGGTCGAACGCGGGTCTTGTGCCGCACCGTCCGCAGGACGAGGTCACGAAGTCTCTCCAGTTCGCCACCACGCGCCCGCTGGGGCGCGCGGGAGTGACGTGGGACCAGTCGGACCCGACGAAGCCCATCACGATTGCGCAGGCGGTCACGTGGGCGCTGTGGGGTGTCCTCAAATCGGAAGCATCACCAACCAAACCAACCCCACCGCCGCCGAGGGCTGGTGTGCTCACCAGCGACACCGTCGCTCAGACCGAACCGAACCTCGCGACTGTGGGGTTCTGATACGAGGAGGCGCTAGTGGCTGAGATCGGATATCAGGCCGACTCCGGGCTCCTCGGCTGGGGTGCGCTTATCAGTGCGGTCAACGAGACGAATCCGGATCTGCAGTGGCCGCACTCGCTGAACGTCTTCGACAAGATGCGCCGCGAGGACCCGCAGGTGAAGTCGGTGCTCCGCGCCGTGACCCTGCCGATCATGCGCACCGAGTGGTCGATCGACGGATCCGGTTGCCGGTCGGAAGTCGTGGCGCACGTTGCCTCCGACCTCGGCCTCCCTGTGAAGGGCGAACCCCGTGTGTCGCCGCTGCGGACCAAGGGCCGGTTCTCGTGGAAGGAGCACCTGCGGCTGGCGCTGCTCGAGCTCGTCTACGGGCACAGCTTCTTCGAGCAGGTCTACGACCAGTCGTCCGGGCAGACGCACCTCGCGAAGCTCGCCTGGCGGCCGCCGCGCACCATCAGCGACGTCAAGGTCGCCCGCGATGGCGGCCTCGAGGGCATCCACCAGTACGGCGTGAAGCCCCTGATCGGTGTGGACCAGCTGGTCGCATACGTGAACGAGCGGGAGGGCGCGAACTGGCACGGTGAGTCGCTGCTGCGGTCGGCGTACAAGATGTGGGTGCTGAAGGATCGGGTGCTGCGCATCCAGGCCATGACCGCTGAACGCAACGGCCTCGGTCTCCCCGTCTTCACAGCGGCACTGCCGCCGGCCGAGTGGTCGTTCGAGGATCAGGTCAAGTGGATGGACGCTCAGATCGCTGAGGGTCTAGACATCGCGAAGAAGGCCCGAGCAGGCGAGGCCGCGGGCGTGTCTCTAGCGAACGGCTCCACCTTCACCTTCCAGGGTGTCGTCGGTGACCTTCCCGACACCGACAAGCCGATCCGGTACTACGACGAGCAGATCGCTCGCGCGGTGCTCGCGCACTTCCTGAACCTCGGCACCGAGACCGGGTCCTGGGCTCTCGGGTCGACGTTCGCGACGTTCTTCACAGACTCGCTGAACGGGATCGCTCAGCACATCGAGGACGTCACCAACCAGCACGTCATCGAAGATCTCGTCGACTTCAACTGGGGACCGAACGAGCCTGCACCGCGTCTGGTCGCTGCGGCGATCGGTGAGCAGCAGCCGGTGACCGCTGAGGCCATCAAGGCGCTCCTCGACTCAGGTGCGCTCACGCGTGACCCGGGCCTAGAAGCCCACCTGCGGGCGAAGTACGGCCTTCCCGTGCTCGCCGCAGAGATCGCGTCGAAGGGTGTGCCCGTCGAGGATGCCCGACAGCTCGCGGAAGAAGTCGAGGACCGCGTACGGCGGCTCAAGCAGCTAGCGACCACGCCGATCGATCGGGCCACTCAGGAGGCCCTGATCGCACAGATCACGAACCAGCACCAGGAGGCAGCATGACCACCGAGAAGCGGCCGTGGTTCCGCATCGAACCGACGGCGAAGGCGGAGGAAACCGAGGCTGGCTCCTCGGCCGACGTGTTCATCTACGACGAGATCGGCGAGAGCTTCTGGGGCGGCGGCGTCTCCGCGCAGACCATGGCCACCGAGCTCGCTGCGCTCGACGTCGACCAACTCAACGTCTACATCAACTCACCCGGCGGGGCCGCATGGGACGGCATCGCGATCATGAACGCGATCCGTCGCCATAAAGCGCACGTCACCGTGCACGTGGATGGGCTTGCCGCATCTGCTGCTTCCGTGATCGCGATGGCCGGCGACCACATCATCATGAACCGCGGCTCGGAACTCATGATCCACGACGCATCGGGCGGCGCCTATGGCAACGCGGAACTGATGGATGAAGTGGCCACGATCCTGCACAAGCTGTCCGACTCGATCGCCGCCGTCTATGCCGGCCGCTCGGGGACGGATCGGGCGACCTGGCGAGCCGCGATGCAAGCAGAGACCTGGTACACGGCAGAAGAAGCCGTCGCCGCGGGCCTCGCCGACGAGTGGGTCGACGCACCCGCATCCCAGCCGGTGAACCGTTCACGGTTCTCGGCACGCGCGCGAGCAGCGATCCCGTCGCTCGCCTCCCTAGAACTCCCGAGCTCGCCCGAGCCGGGTGAACCCAGAGAAACGGAGAAGCTCAACATGAGCGACACCTTCCTGGCCAGTGTCCGTGATCGGCTCGGCGTACCCGAGGCCGAAGCTTCCGAAGAGACGGTTCTGGCCGCTCTCGACGAGGCGCTCACGGAACAGGTCGACATCCCCGCGGCCCCGGCCGCGACCGCCGCTCTTCCGGAGGGCGCCGTCGTCATGGACGCCGCTGCTCTTGCTGAGCTCCGCGAGAACGCCGCCCTGGGCGCGCAGGCTCGCCGGGAGCAGGAGAGCACCCGCCGCGACGGCATCATCGCCGCCGCACTCGCTGACGGCCGCATCGCCGCCGCATCGAAGGACGGCTGGCGCGCCCAGCTGGACAAGGACGAGGACGGCATCAAGTCGATCCTCGCGTCGATGCCGAAGAGCAGCGCTGTGCCCGTCACCGAGGTCGGAGTCTCCGACACCCTCACCAGCGCCGATGACGCGCTGTACGGGTCCATCTACGGCACGAAGGAGGCCTGATCATGGCTGACCACCTGCTCAAGTTCAAGCCTGGCCAGGCCGTGACCTTCACCGCGACCACCGCCATCACCGGCGGCCAGGTCGTCGAGGTCACTGGCAACCGTTCGGTGGGCGTACCCACGTCGGCCGCTTCAGCCAAGGCGATCGGCACCGCCGGCCACGATGTGGCAAGCGGCGACCAGGTCATCGTGCACCTGCCCGGCCCTGTCGACACGGCGGTCGCCGCTGCGGCCATCGCTGCTGGCGCCAACGTCGAAGCCGCGACCCTCGGCAAGGTGCAGACCGCGACCACTGGTCGCGTGTTCGGCATCGCACTGTCCGCCGCAACCGCGGCTGACCAGACCATCCAGGTCCTGCGGGCCTAGGGAAGGGGATACGAACATGCTGACCTATCCGATTCCGGGCTCCTCGCTCGGGAACACGACTGTCGCTCAGGCGCTGGCGTTCCTGAAGTCGCCCACGCTCATCGCGCGGCGCTTCTCCGAGATCCTCTCCGATCACAACTTCCTCGCGCACTACCTGCTTCGCGGGCGGTACACGATGGTCGGCGGTGCGATCGCGTACACCCCGGACGAGGCCATCTCGTCGGGTTCGAGCGCGGAAACCGTCGCTCCCGGAGGCGAGTACCCGCTGACCGCCCTCCCGGCCGACGCGGCAGTGCTCGTGGCTGCGCTGAAGAAGGGTCTCGGCACCGAGATCGCGGACGAGACCGTGGGACGTCTTCAGATGGACCCGATCGAGAAAGCGATCCAAATGCTCGCCTACGACCTCGTGTCGCAGTTCGACGCAGCTGCGATCGCCGCGATCCAGTCCACCGTCTCCAATACCGTCACGGGCGCGGCGTGGTCTTCCTCAGCTGCGATCGTCGCGAACGTGGAACTGGCGAAGGCCACCATCAAGGGGCAGAAGAAGGGCTACCGCGCCACCAGCGTGGTGCTCACGGACCTGCAGTGGGCCGCGGCCGCACCCGTGCTGCTCCCGCTCCTCCCGCGCGAGGCAGGCAACCCCATCCTCGCGGGCTCCTTCCCGAACATCCTCGGGCTGGACTGGGTGAGCTCGGCGGACCTCCCAGGCAACTGGGTGCCCACCGTCGTCGACGCCGACAATCTCGGCGGCATCGGCCACGAGGACATCCCGTCACCCGAGTACGTGGCCCTCTCGTCGATCGCTGCTCAGAACGGGTCGAACGTCGAGGTCGCTCGCTTCCGCGAGAAGAACGACTCAACCCGCATCCAGGCTCGGAAGTCGGACGTTCCGATCGTGGCCAACCCTGGGGCGGGGACGAAGATTACGGGAACGGGGCTCTGATGACGTACGTCGTGGAATCCGCTGCTGTGCAGGTCGTAGCCGGCGCCCGCGCTCACTTCATCGAGCGCGGCGCCGTCGTCCCGGAAGGGGTGGACGGGGACGTCATCGCCCGTCTGCTTTCCGAGGGGATGATCAGCGAGCTTCCGGTCGAGGAGGAGACCGACGAGGAGGCGCCTGTCGTCATCCCCGAGGGCGACCCGACCGAGAAGTGGACCGTCGCTGAGCTCGAGGCATTCGCTGCCGACAAGGGCATCGATCTGTCCGGTCCGAACAAGAAGCCCGAGAAGCTCGCTGCGATCCTCGAAGCGATCAAGCAGCCCTCGGCCTGACGAGAAAGGGGGCGATGCCGTGATCACGCCAGACCAGCTCGGCAATGACGAGGATCTCGCACGCGAGGTGCTCATCATCGGTCGCGACATCGCCCCCTGCCTCGACTCCTTCGCGGACAACTCGGAGGAGCAGAAGAACGCGCTCGCCATCCTCAGGCGCGTGTACAAAGACATCGTCGGCCGCGGCGCCCGATACGTAAAGGCCCAGCGGATCGCTGGTGCGTCGGTCGACTACGGCGACATCGGGTCCGCGTTCGACGGTCAGCCCACCCGCGCTCTCCGCGCCATCTGCGCCAGCGAGGCCCCGACCGGTGGTATCCCGCAGGGGTCGTTCCCGAAGCCCGCCCACGTGATCACGCAGATGTGGCCGGAGGAGACCTGATGGAGTTCCCATTCGGGGAGACCGCCTACCGCGACCGCAGGGCTGCGGTCCCGAGCGAGCACAACCCCGACCGCACGACCCTGGTGCCGTGGCCCGAACCGGGTGCTCCGGAACCATGGGAGGGCATCGACACGATCGAGCTTCCCGGAGCATGGGTGGCGTCATCGTCGAGCACCGCGGTCACGGACGCGACACGCTCGAGCATCCTCACGAACAAGAGCCTGTTCAGCACCGACCCCTCGGTCGACGTGCGAGCGCTCGACCGCATCCGCGTCGGCGGGCAGATCTGGTACGTGCGCGAGCGGCCCGAAGCCGACCGCAACCCCTTCACCGGCTGGCAGCCGGTAGTAGAGATCCCGCTGGAGATGACGGAGGGCTGAGCCGTGCAGTTCAACAACGCGTTCTTCGAAGAACTCGGCAACTCTGCTGGCGTCGTCGCACTCGTGAAAGACGCGGCCGAGGACATTGCCGCGGCGGCGCGTGCATCTGCGCCGGTCGACACGGGTGAGTATCGCGACAGCATCCACGTCGAGGTGATCCCGAATCGCAAGACCCGCACCGTCGCACTCGTAGTCGCAGATGATCCGAAGACGATGCTCATCGAGGCCAGGACTGGCAACCTTGCCCGGTCGCTGCGGGCGAGGAAGAAACGATGACCCGCGTCATCCATACCGACCTCGAGCTATACCTCTGCGATCGCCTCCGCGCCGAGCTGCACGCGCTCCCGAACGCTGTCGCGCAGGTCGCGCAGGTCGACAACACGGAGCCGCTGCCCGGTCAGGTGTGGCCGAAGTTCCTCATCGTTGTGCACGACTTCGGTGGCGCTGACACGAGCGTCCTCACCGGGGAACGCGACGTCGGAATTTCCGTGCTCGGCGGCACGAAGGAGAACCCGAAAGCGTGCAATGACCTCGCGCTGATCGTTCACGCGATCGCCCGCGACATTGCGGACAACGAGCCCGGGAACCCGATCGCCGCCGTCGTCTCATCGGGCGGCCCGTATCCGGTCACCGAATCGCAACCATACGCGCGCCGCTACATCCCGATCACCTACGCGGTCGCCGGCCGCGCCTTCTGAACCTCATCCACACCCACCCTGCCCTCGGACATCCGGGGGCTTTTCTCATGAATGGAGACAGCAGATGTCTGCTGATGAAAAGGGCAACGACATCGGTGCCGTCGGCGTCCCCGTCGATGGGAACATCGGCTTCGCCCCGTACGGCACGACCCTCCTGACCCCTTCGGCTGGCGCGAGCCCGACGCTGGTGCTTCCGGACTCGTTCGTGAAGATCGGCCTCCTGAAGGACGACGGCGGCCCCCAGTTCGCGTGGGAAGCCGACGGCGACCCGCTCGAGTTCTGGCAGGAGGGCTACTCGATCCCCTCCGGGCTCGCGAACGTCACCCTCTCAATCACGGCAGCGGAGGCTTTGGCCGCGCACGTGCGCCGCATCATCTCCGGTGTCGCACCGGACCAGTACGGCTACCTCGAGCACGACGGCGGCGGCCACGCGACCCGCTGGGTCGTATTCACCGAGGAGATCTTCAAGAACGGTGCAATCCGCCGCAGGCAGGCACCCTCGGTGTCGCTCGCGTCCTCGGCCGAAGACCAATCGACTCGCGGCGAGGTGATGGGCAACGCTCTCACCTTCAACATCGCCCGCCACGCCGGCGTCGGCAACAAGCACTTCGGTGAGTGGGTTATCCCCGCGGAGAGCGGCGAGGACGCGAAGACGTCCTGGGACATCACCATCTCCGGTTCGCCCACTGGCGGCACCTTCACGCTCGTGCTGAACGGCTTCGCGACCGCACCTCTCGCGTACAACGCGAACGCGGCCGCGGTGACCGCCGCCCTGAACGCCCTGTCGGGCGTGACCGGCATCTCGGGCATCACATCGTCGGGCACCGGCCCGATCGTCGTCACGCTGCCCGAGGACGGCGTCCTGACCGCGACGAGCGCTCTCACGGGCGGCACCGCTCCCGCGGTCGCTGTCGCGTAGTCACCAAGACGGCGGGGCCGGCGTTCGTGGATGTCGCCGGCCCCGCTCTCACATCCACCACATCCACACCCCTGAAAGGACATCCCCATCATGGCCGCACGCACCTCTGAGAAGCCGAAGTACCAGACCATCGACGGCAAGCTCGTCGCGCAGACACCCGAGGGCGAGATCAAGATCCCGCTGCAGATCAAGACGAAGCTCGTCAGGGCCGCGCGGAACGTCATGAACGGGCAAGGCGACGAACTCGACCAGCTCGTCGTCATCCTCGAGGGCATCGGCGACACCGCGACCATCGAGAAGCTCGACGAACTCGATTTCATGACCGAGACGATGCCACTGGTGCAGGAGTTCTTCCGCGCATTCGGCCAGCAGCAGCGGGCCAACGCGGGGGAATCCTCGGCCTCCTCGAACTGATCGACGAGCACGAGCCCGCTCTCATCTTCGACTTCCGACGCTACTTCGGCCTGTCGCTCGACGAGATCGGGTTCTCGTGCACGTTCGGAGAGGCCTACCTCCTCGCGCTCGAGCTGATGCGCGAAACCGGCTCGCATCTGCACGCGGACATGTCCCGGATGGTGTTCGCGGGAAGCCAGGGCGAGCGGGCCGCGATCCAACACGCCGAGTGGTACATGAACGTCCACCGGGACGTGAAGAAACAGCGCGCGCTCATCGCTCTGGCCGGCCCCTGGGGCAAGAAGGACCCGAACGCGGATGTGACGCCCGAGCGGCGCGCGGAGCTGAGAAAGCAACTGGAGCGCCGATCCGCGTTCCCCTGAGAGTCCCGGGGAGGCTGATGTGGCAAGCGAAGTCGGCTCCGGCCAAGTAGCGATCTTCCCCACCTTCAAGGGCTTCCGCTCGGCCGTCGCGAAGGAGACCGACGGGGCAGCGGACACCGCAGCAACCGGCTTCCGGAAGATCTTCGCCAACACCGGCACCACCGCTGGTCGCTCGACTGGCAAAGGATTCAAGGACGCGTTCTCGTCGGCCTCCGAGGGGTTCTCGGCCAAGGCGACAAAGGCTCTGGAAGCGGACGTTGCCCGGGCCTCCAAGGCGCTCTCAGCGGCCAGGCTCAAGGAGCAGGACGCCGCCGGCAAGACTCGTCTCGCCGAGACTCAGTTGGCGGAGGCGCGCTCGAAGTATGCCGGCGACTCGTCGCAGGTGGTGCGGGCGGAAGAACGCCTCGCTTCAGCTCAACGCACACTGCAGTCGGCGCAGGACACCACACTGTCGTCGACGAAGAACCTCAAGGACGCCCAGGGCGACCTGGCTCGCGCGGCAGACCGGGCTTCCGACGAGCTGGCGGACTCGGGGACCCGGGGGTCTGACCGGTTCCGCACGAACCTCGTCGGCGGCATCCGAGGCATCGCGGCACCGATCGCCGCCGCAGTCGCTGCAATCGGTCTGGGGCAGATCGTCGGCGAGGCGCTGTCGGAGGGCTTCACCTTCTTCAAGGAGTCGATCACCCTCGCCTCGGACCTCGAGCAGTCCGTGGGTGGCGTCTCAGCGGTCTTCAAAGATCAGGCCTCAACGGTCGACGCCTGGGCTGACTCGGCCGCGCAGAGCGTAGGTCTCTCCCGGTCGTCGTACAACGAATTCGCGACAGTCGTCGGGTCGCAGTTCAAGAACCTCGGCATTCCGATGAGCGAGGTTGCCACTCAGACCAACGGACTGATCTCCCTTGGCGCCGATCTCGCCGCGCAGTATGGCGGCTCTACCTCGGATGCCGTGTCGGCGCTGTCGTCGCTGCTGCGAGGCGAGCGGGACCCGATTGAGCGCTATGGCGTGTCCATCAACCAGGCCGCTGTCGACGCGAAGCTCGCCGAGATGGGTCTTTCAGGGCTCACAGGCGAGGCCGAGCGGCAAGCGCAGGTTCAGGCCACCCTCGCGCTGCTCACGCAGCAGACCGCGGACGCGCAAGGCGCCTTCGGTCGGGAAGCGGATACCGCGGCGGGTCAGCAGGCCCGGCTCGCGGCGAGCTTCGAGAACTCGAAGACGGCCCTCGGTACCGCCCTTCTGCCCACGATCACCCTGCTGACGCAACTCGCGAACGACCAGCTGATCCCGATCCTGAATGACGTAATTCAGACCGTCGGCCCTCAGCTCGCTGATGCACTCGCCACGTCAGCGCCATCATTTGTATCGCTCGTCGAGGCCATCGCTCCGCTCCTGCCTGAACTGATCCGGATGGGAGCGGAGGCCCTACCTCCCCTCCTCGACCTGCTGGTGCTCATCTCGCCTCTGCTGATCGACTGGGCGACCAACACGGCCGGCGTAGCCGCGGTCATCAACGCTCTCTTCGCGCTGCTGAAAGGTGACGCGACGCTCGGAGAGACCGCCGACAAGATCCTCGGCCTGGGCGGGTCGGCCTTCGAGGCAGCGAAGGCGATCGGCACCTGGATCGGCGACATCATCGGCACGATTGCTGAGTTCGCGGCCTCCGTGAACACGAAGATTATCGAGGTCGTCGGCTTCATCGGCTCGCTTCCGAGCCGGGCCGCTGCTGCTCTAGGTGACCTCGGCGGCTTCCTGATCGGTTCTGGCCGCGCGCTGATTCAGGGCTTCATTGACGGCATCGAGGGGATGCTGAGCAACGTGGGAAAAGCCGTCGACGGCATCATGGAATTCGTCGGCGGCTTCTTCCCGAATAGTCCCGCCAAGCGCGGCTACTTCTCCGTCTCCGGCGGCGGGTGGCAGCGCCTCGCAGGAGCCGGGCCTGCGATCGAGAAGCAGTTCCAGGCAGGGTTCGGCCCGGACGGCCTAGACCCGTTCGGCGGTGCCGCGAGTGCACGGATCTCATATTCGGGCACCACCGCCACTCAGGCTGCGGCATCTCCGGGGATGGCCGGCGCGCAGGTGTCGATGACGAACAACTTCGATGTCCGCGACAACGATCCTCGCGTCCTGGCCACGGTCTTCGGCCGCGAGGTCGCTGAGCAACTGGCAGGTGCATGATGGCCGCTCGCGTCGAGTTCGACGAAGTGATGATGTTCGGCGGCCCAGACCCGGGATTCAACGGGCTGGGCTTCCGGACCATCGACCACTGGGACGACAACACCGACTCGAAAGCCGAACTGGAGGAACGTTCCCAGGGCCACGGAGCGTTCGGGCAGGGAACGATCGACCGCACCGCCCGGGTGATGGCCATGACCGCGTTCGTGGTCGCGGACGACTTCCGGCAGGCGCAGCGCATCCGGCAGGAGCTCGCGGCCGTGTTCGCTCGCGACCGGATTCTGATGCGGGTCACGGACGACTTCTCGTCGTCGTGGCGGTGGGTCACGATCCTCCGTTCCACGCTGCCGAAGGTGTCGACGGCAGCGTTCTCGTACAGCATCGACATCCTCGCTGTGGACCCGTTCCGCTACGAGGACGCCGACCCGGTCACCACGGGCCTCCCTACGGCGGGCACGGGGCACCTGTGGCCGATGGTGTGGCCGTTCAACTGGGGCACCCCCGGTGCGTCAGGGAGGCTCACCCTGTCGAACGTGGGCACCGCGCTGGCGTGGCCATCATTCGAGGTGCTCGGAGGCATCCAGAACGGGTTCGAACTCGAGGAAGTTGGCACCGGCCGCATCATCCGGTACGACCAGACACTCCTCATCGGATCGAAGGCCGCCATCGAACCGCGCATCGGAACCGTGATGGTCGACGGGGTCTCCCGATCAACCTTCCTCACCCGCCGCGACTGGTTCTCCGTCCCCCCGGGCGGCACCGTTCAGGTGCAGTTCCGGGCCCTCGGTGACCCGTTCGGCACACCGCAACTCATCGGCATGCTTCCGCCGACCTACGTCTAGGAGGACGGATGACGCTCCGCAAATCATGGCTCGTCGCCGGCACCACCCCGGCCGACGGCGCGACCGCGCTCGATGGGCGACTGGCGCAGGCCGGGCTGTACGCGCGCGACGCGTCCGGCCTGGTCCGCGCCGGCATCCTCGGGAACCGCTCCGGCGTCGTGTCCGCGCGCTCCGACATGGCACTCGACATCGGCCCCTTCGAGGCGGTGCTCACCCGCGGGGCACTGTACGGCGTGACTCCCATCGCGAATGACGGCACTCTCACGATTGAACTTCCGCCCGCGCCGTCGTCGAACAGCCGGTTCGTGCGCGTCTACGTGCTGCAGCGCGACAACGTCGACGGTGCGGATGCAGACAACGAACCAATCCTCGCCGCGGTCGCTGGCGCGGCAGCAGCGACACCGGCATGGCCGGCTCTGCCCACGGGGGCGTTGCCGATCGCGCGGGTGCTGCAACCCGCGAACGTGCTCGGCACCGTCGACTGCACCGTGGTCGAAGAGTTCCCGATGACCACGGCCATCGGCGGGATCGTCCCAACCCGAGATCTCGCCGAGCGGGATGCGTGGGCTCCCGCGCCGGGCGAGAAGTCCTACCTGCTGGCCAACGGGCGCACCTACACGCGCCGCGGTGCCGGGTGGGTCGACCTCGACCCGCAGGGTGTGACGGTCAGCCAGAACTCGGACGAGAACGGCTACCTGCTCGTCAACCACAACCTCGGCGTCGTCCCCGATTGGGTGCAGGTCACCCGAAGCCTCTACGGCAGCGACTCGATCGACACGATCGCGGATCTGATCGTGGTCTCGAAGTCGCCAACGCAGGTGCGGCTCCGGTACATCCGCCGCGACACGAACTACTGGTTCCCCAACAACCCCGTGCGGGCGTGGGTGACCGTCGGCGTCAACTGACGCACGACCGACTGAAGGGAATCAGCATGGTCGCATCACTCGCCTGGGGCGGATACCGCAACGGCTACATGCCCGCGGCCGCCCTGAAGCCGATCGGGGGCGGGTTTCGGCTCGAAGCCGGCGCCGCCCGTCAGTTCCTCGGTGCCGCCGCCGAACTGAAGCGCGAGCACGGCATCACCCTCGTCGCGTACGTCTCAGAGACCTACCGCGACTTCGCCGGCCAGGTCTACCAGCGGGCGCGCTGGACGGCTCTCGGAAAACCTAACAACGCGGCCGTCCCCGGCAACTCGATCCACGGCTGGGCGAAAGCGGTCGACTTCAACGCCGACGCGCTGATGAACGACGGCATCTACGACGTCGTCATGGCCGTGCTCGAGAAATACGGCTTCATCCGCGACGTCGACGGCGAGAACTGGCACGTCTCTTTCCGGGAGGCCCAGGTGGCCGAGTGGGCTTCCAGCACCATCACCCCGTTCGAGGAGGACGACATGTTCAACGAAACCGACCGTTACGGCGCCAACCTGGTGCTCAACGCCACAGCCCGAGTCGAGCTCAGCATGTACACGATGCAGAAGAAGCAGGACGCTGTCCTCGCGAAGCTCGATCTCATTCTGTGGGCGACCACGGACGAGAGCGGCGGTCTCCGCACCATGGTGCAGCACGCCATCAACCTGGTCGAGCAGGTGGCGCAGGGGCAGCAGCTCACCGCTCAGCAGATCGCGGATCTCGGCGAACTCACCGCGGTGCCGAAGGCTCTGGCGGCGACTGTCGATTCGATCGGCACGGCCGAGGAGATCGAGGCGGCTGCGCGTGTGAAGCTCGCGACCAAGCCCTCGATCCTGGCCGAGTCGGAGAAGCTCGCGCAGCTGAACGTGCCCCTCACCGTCTAACCCGTCAGCGACTCTGGGAGGCACCCATGGACGTTCTCGGGTTCTTCCGGAGCGATCTCTCGTTGGCCGCGATCGTCGCGGGCATCATCATCCTCATCATCACGGGCCGGCTCATTCCATGGTGGACGGTCAAGCGGGAGCTCGCTGCTGCCCGCCAAGAAGCTGAGGACTGGAAACGCGCGCACGGCCGATCCGAGGATGCCAGGTCCGTTCTGATGCAGCAGAACTCGCATCTCCTCGCAGGCGTGCGCATCGCTGACAAGTTCTATGGCGACTTCATCCCTGCAATCGACGAAAACACACAGCCCTCAGTGAGGGGGAGTGATGTTCCGACGTAAGAAGCACGTGCCGAATGAACCGAATGAAGCGCAGCTAGCGGTCGAACGGGCAGAGTCCGTGATCCGCAAAGTCCAGGCGCAGGAACCAGAAGTGCTGCAGCGGGTGAACCGACTGCAGCGTCGCGAGGTTCGCAACAACTTCGTCGCCAGTCTCGAGAAAGCGATGCGCGCCCATGACGCTTGAAGACCTCATCGTTTGGCTGCTCGCGTCAGCGCTGATCCCACTTGGGCTGTTCATCTTCTACTACACGACCGAGCCTGTGCCCGGCCGCTGGTGGAGGAAACCGTCGAGGATCTGGGCGTCCACTCCGCTGGGGAGGGTGCTGCTGGCGCAGAAGATCAATCTCTTCGCCCTGATCAGCTTCATTCTCGCCGTCCGCTGGACGGGCGGATTTCCTGGCCGCGAGTGGGTCGCATTTGGGCTGTACGCCGCCCTCGTCGGTCTCTTCTGGACCGTCTTCATCGTGCTACGGCACATCCAACGAAACCCTCCGAAGGAGTAACCGATGTTCACCCTCATCTTCTGGAAGGCCGCCACCGAGCGCGCCATCAAATCCGGCGCCCAGTTCGTGCTCATCACGATCGGGTTCGGTCTCATTGCCGGCACTCAGCCGACCGAGACCGCGCAGACGCTCAACGCGTTCACCCTGAACTACCTCACCATCGGCGGGGTGTTCCTCGGCGGCGCGATCGTGTCCTATCTGACCTCGATCGTCTCGGACGCAGCGACCGGCGGCACGGGCCCGTCGCTGACGAGCGTCGAGGTCGTTCAGCCCAAGCACGCCGCCGAGTAACCGTGTCGTCGACGCAGGTTGTGATCGGGGATCTGCGCACCGGCCGCAACCTCGTCTACCTCCCCGCCAAAGGACTCTCTGACCTTTCCTGGGATGAGACCCGCAACACGGCCGACAATGTGAAGGCGTCGTTCAACCTCGCGGACACTGACACCCGGAAGCTCGGCATCTCCGCCGCATCGACCCCGGGAGCGTCGTTCGCGGTCGTTGTCAACGATGGCGTGCCCGAGGTCGGTGGGCCGGTATGGATCTCGAACTACAGCCGCTCCAACCGCAAGCGGACCATCACTGCGAAGGGCATGTGGTCGTACTTCGATCATCGGGTGCTGATCCCGCTCGTCGCGCAAAACATGCCCGTCATCGACCCGGCCACGGGCGAACCGTACGCGGTGATGAACTCGAACTTCGTCGGTCTCTCGTACGGGACGATCGCGAAGCGGATGGTGCAGCAGGCGATCGCGTTCACGGGCGGACACGTGCCGATCGTGTTCGAGCCCGAAGAGGCAGGCCCGTACCAGCGGGGCTATCTCGGCACAGATCTGGCGATGGTTGGGGAGCGGCTGCGGCAGCTCACCGAGATCGAGAACGGCCCCGACATCGCGTTCAAGCCCCGGTTCACCACGGACGGGCTCGGCATGGAGTGGGTGTTCCGCACCGGGACGCTCGCGAAACCGAACCTCGCGGGCGAGACGATCCACATCTGGGACTACTCCGTGCCTGAGCCGTCGATCGCCGACCTCGAAACCACCATCGACGCCACGAACCTTGCGTCGCGGTTCTGGCTGTCCGGGGGCCGCTCCGACGACCGCACCTACATCGAACGCGCCGACGACTTGTCGCTACTCAACGCGGGCTTCCCCCTGCTCGAGGCGTCCGGGTCGTCGGATGCGGAGACGCCGGCGCTGCTGAAGTCGAAGGCCACCGAGCAGGTGCGGACGAACAAGCTGCCGAAGTCGTCGTGGTCGTTCAAGGTGCGCGCCGACGGGGACCCGAAAGCGGTCGATGTGGGCGTGGGCGACTACTGCCGCATCGTCATCGCGAACGACGACGAGATCCCCGACAGCGGCCCGGAAGGGTATCTGCGGCGGATCGTGTCGAAGGCCGGCGACCGAGACGGCAAGTGGATCAAGATCACGACCCTCGACACGTATGCGGAGGCGTGATGGCTGAGCCAGGTTACGTGCCACCCGACCAGACGCTGCCGCGGCGGATTCAGGCGATCGAAGGTCGCATCTCGCAGCTCGAACGCCCGACCGGGTCGCAGAACAACCGCAACAAGGACAAGGTGCAGGCGGCGCTCGAACTCCTCGCGGAGCAAGTCGAGGCTCTCGAAGGCGTCACCGCCGAACTCGCCGACGTGCAGGCATCGCAGCAGGAGACGATCGATTACCTCGCCTCGCTCACTGTCAGCACCGCCGTCGGCTCGACCTCACAGACCTCGGTCTCGGCCGGCACATGGGGGAGTGACAGGCCGGCGCTGGTGTTCCGGACGAGCACCGGCAAGGTCCGCATCACGGTCTCCGCCAGCATCCTCAGCGTGGCCCTATCGACGACAGGTGCCGCGACGTTCTCGATCGACGGGCAAGTGACCCGCGACGCGAACATCACTGGCATCACCTCCGGAACCTTCACCGGCGCCGTGAACGCCTTCGCCACAGACGTGATCGCGTCCGGGTCGTACGTGCACACCGTCGAGGGCCTCCCGGTCGATACGGCGATGACGGCCCGGTTCGAGTGCTACGCCCACGCCGGGAACATCGGCTACGCCCACCCCAAGATCATCGTCGAAGTCATCCCCTAGAAGGAGCCCTCATGGCGAACGTCGTCATCACCGGACCGATCCTTGACTCCTTCGGGCAGCCCGCCAACGGATACCTCTACGGCGAGCAGACCGCCCGCCAAGAGATCGACGGCGCGCTCATCACCACAGTGCGGGTCAAGTCCCGCGTGATCGACGGGGTCCCGTTCCTCGACGACGGCGTCACCCCGCTCGTCGCGCCCTCGACCCCGGCCGGTGAGGCGATGACATGGGTCGAGGACTTCCGGAACTACGACAAGCAGATCATCCGCGCCACCATCGTCCCGACGGCGGGGCCGGTCGCGTACGCGGCCCTGGTCGACGTTGTGCAGCCGATCACCACCACGACCTACATCGTGCCCGGATGGTCACGCGACATCGCAGGTATCGGCGACGAGGTCAACGCGGCGCTCACCATCGTGAACTATGCGATCGACAACATCAGCACGATCGTCTCGACCGAGATCAGCGACCAGGACATCCCGGGTCAGGCTGGGGCCGCCGTGACGAGTAAGGTGACGGGTCTCGACCTCGTTGAGGCGTCGGATGTGCGTGTCCCGAAGCGGAACATCGACTCGTCTCTCCTTTGGACGGCCCGCACCCCGGATGGTCGCCCGATCTGGAGTTCCGCGGGCCCGGACGGTGGCCCTGCCCCGTTCGCTCGTGCTGTTATTGCGAAGCAGTCGGGGCATGTTCTCACTCGGGACAACTACAGCGGCACGATGGACGCGAGTCGCCGTGGTGACGAGGCCACGACCGGCCCTGACGGCAAGATCCCCTCTGCGACGTTGAAGCGGTACGCGATGCGGCAGGTGCCGGTGTGGGCGAAGCGTGGCCGGGAGATCCATGTCAGCACCGCGGCCGAGCTCGAAGCCGCGTTCGTGACGATCGAGGCTGACGCCGGGAACGGTTGGTGGTACGACGTGCTGCTCGCTCCCGGGACCTACAACATGCGCGAGCGGATCATTCCCACCCGCACCCGCCTGATCTCGGTCGTGCGGCACGCCGCGAACATTCGTCTCGATAACCCCGACACGGTTTCGGTCGCGGTCGCGAACGCCGAGTCTCCGGTCTGGCCGATCTGGGATGTGGATCTCGTCGGCTGCATGTTCTCCGTCCACAACGGCCGCTACTCCGCGCACCACGACCAGGACGCCGCGAACCGCGACACCCAACAGCGGACCATCGACTGCCTCTTTGTGCACGAGGGCAACACCGTCGCCGGCGCATGGAGCAACCCGCCGGCATGGGGCTCCGGGACGGCGTCAGGGCTTGAGAATTACCACTACCGCAGCACGTTCCGTAGCGGCGGGTGGGCGTTCGCGGTGCACTCGAACCGTCCCTTCGACCGACCTTCGATCACCCGCCTTGACGAGTGCGTGCTCGAACCCGGCGGCCCGGTCGCGTTGCTGGTTGCGTCTCTCGGCTCGCAGACCACGGACCGGTTGGAGTTGGTGAACTGCCGGATCGGCGGCCACTACATCCAGCACGACGCCTCACCGTGGCGCGCCACAGACGGCTCCTCCGCGCACGTGGAGTTCGCGATCTCCCTTATCGGATGTGACGTCATGGGCTGGCTCGATACGTCAGGAGGTTCGCCGGATTACTACCCCTCGCAGCCTGACAAGGAATTGTCGGCGACCGCGTCGGGTGCGGTCACGAAGTGGGACGCCCTCGTTTTCGACGCATCACGCGGCGTTGTGAAGACCGCTCCGACCACCGCGACCGCGGAGCAGTTCGTCGGCATCGCTCTGAACGACGCAGCATCCGGAGCCCGGGTTCGTGTCCTCCGTGAAGCGAAGCTGTTTCCCACCCAGACACGCGGAGGCGTGACCAGCTGGGCATTCGACGCCCCCGTGTACCTGTCCACCATCACACCCGGCGCGCTCGCCGCATCCGGCACCGCCCGGGTCGGCTCCGGTGTCGGAGCCGCGAACATCATCCACCTGAAAGGGCGCAACTAATGGGCATCATCCAACAGCTCGACACCAACTTCACCGACCCCTACGCTGAGGGCCTGCCCTACATTCCGCTCGTGGACGGCATGGAATCCGCCGGCTCCCTGGTGCTCGTTCGCCCGGGAGGCTTCGGGGTAGGGTCCACCCCTCCTGCCAATCAGCAGATCCTCACGAACGAGTTCCGCACTCAGGCGGCAGCCCTCATGGGCGGCAGCGCGACCGCCGCGGATGCCGATCTGAAGGTGTGGACCACGGGCACCAGCAGCGGTGTCACCCACGCCATCACCCCGAAAGGCGGGCTGAACACGAAGATCCCTGTCGCTGAAGCATTCGTCGGCACCGACATTTCACTGAAGGCGCCGATGATCGCCTACATGAAAGCAACCGGCCACGATTTCTTCTTCTCCGCCTGGTACCGACGCACCCATGCGGCCATCAACACCCCCGGCACGACCTCACCGTTTGTTTCCGGTGGCGGCACAGCATTCATGGCATTGAACGCGGGCGTGGCGGCTCTCGCGAACGGTCAACTCGTCGACATGGGCTCATTCGCGTGGATGACGGGCAACCCGCAACCCACCATCCTCGGCTCCGGTCTCATCGCCCAGAACGCGATCGGCCCGACCCGATCCCGGGCTGCCGTCCGCAACACGAACGCCGCATGGACCGGGGCTGCCTACAACGAGGAGAACGCCTTGCTCTGGCACGTCAGCCCGCGAGGCGTGAACGGGGGAAGCAGAAAAGGTGCTCAGGGCGGATACGTCCTCTACCGTCTGTATGTGGAAGACCTCACAGTGTCCGCACGCACCTACGCCCAAGTCGATGCCATCGACGGCGAACTCTACGCACGAGCATTCGGCACCGGCGGTCCACTTGCGACGGACACCTGGGCGGCATAACTGACCCCAGAACATGTATCGAGCCCCTGGCTCTCCTTCGGGAGGGTCAGGGGCTCTTTCCTCGTTGCGCGCCAATTTGATCGCTACGATGCCACTCATGGTCATCGCGCGCAGCGAACTAATCGAACATCTGGAAGAGCAGCTCTACTTCCTCGATGCATCGTGCGTGTCATACGACAACGGCGCGTTCTCGGAAGCGAAGAGACTGGCGAGCACAGTTCGCGTTCTCGTGCATGACACTCCAGGGCGGAATGGCAGCACGAGTCTGCTCCAGCACCTCGGTATGAAACAGACGATGACCTTTCGAGAACTCATCCCGAAGAGCTTTCTCGCCCTCGCCGAGGAACGAACCTCCCAGCCGACGTGGGCTGGCGTCATGCCTTTGCTAGCCGTGATTAGCATGCAGCCGGGGTCAACCGAATACCAACCAACCTTCAACTTTCTGAGCGGAGAAGTGGAAGCTGACGCGCGTCCATTCGAGGAATGGTGGATGACTCCGCGCTTATTCTCCCCGAGAACATCCGTCTCTCGCCGGCAGATCGTGATCTGGTTGGCCAACAAAGCTGGTGGCGCCCACGTCGATCAGCTTCCCGAGGCCTACCGTTCACTCGCCCACGAAGGGGGAATGGGTTTCACCGTCGGCGGGCCTCTGCCGGATCAAGAAAGCTACTTGTCGCCTTTCCCCACGGCGATGCGGCAGATTGCCGAGGAGACCCGAGTGTCCATTCGCACGGCGATGTCCAGCTACGACTCGATCGTGCCGACGAACACGTAGCCGGCCAGATGCTCGGTGTCCCAGTCGTCGTCGTGGAAGAGCTCGAACACCTCGATCAGATCGGGTAGCAGCTCGGAGGGGCGTCGGAGCGTCTTGGGCGGCCGGGTGGCGCCTTCGGGGAGGGGCACGAGGATGCCTTCGCTGCGGAGCGGCCGACGGTAGGTCAGCGTGGCTCTAAAGAGGTCGTCGATGGTCGGGGCTCAGACTGACTCGAAGACTGCTCTGCTTGATGCGACCTGGCGAGGTAGCCGCCGGCGGATCGCGACGTCGACGAGCGGGTGTAACCACTCGAACCGGATCGCGAGTTCTTCGTCGCCATCGATGCGGGCCCAGATCTGGTCGATGATGCTTCGCAGTCTGACCAGGTCCGTGACGGCGACAGAGTCGAGGTCGAGGTTGTCGTAATCGGCGTCCGTCGCGAGGGCGACGAGCTCGGGCTCGGTCATGGGACCTCCAATTCCCGGTCAACGAGGTGACTCAGCACTGAGGAATGTGCCATCCAGGATAAGTGACGGTCTGGCCTCTGTGAAGCTCCAGATTCGTGCCCGACGAGTCCTGTGGGTTCAGTAGGCTTCGTTGTCGTCGAGGAGGCGGCGGATCTGCCAGTAACGCTGTTCGAACCTTGTGTCGCCGTCGCACTGCTCTCGACGCATTTCTTCGATGACCTCGAGCAGCCGGCGCAGTTGCGCCGATGACACTTCTCCGACTCTAATTTGATCGACCGGTGTGGTCACAGCCATCGCTGCGACGTCGTCTGTCCAGTAGCCATTACGCATCGCTTCATCCCCACAACGTTGTGACGGTTTGGCACAGCACACGCGGGGTCTGGGCGGGTGACTGAGATCCCAGGCTAGAGGTTGCCGCGAGTCTTGTCGACAACGTGCGAGCAGTCGCCATGGATCCGGGCGATGCTGTCTCTATCTTTCTGGCTGGAACGGAGTAGCGTCGGGAGTGGTTCGCGATCCCGACCGTTACGTTTTAGGGCTCCCGCAGACGGGCCTTCGAGCGTTTCCCATCTTCCTGGCGAGTTCAGCCGGGGCACAGAAAGCCGGTCGCCGATGGGCAGACTCACGTACGACTCGACTTTGGCAATTGATTTCGAGGACCGAACGCTGGCGCATCTCCACCTTGTCATTGGCGCGAAACTACGCCGCAGCGAAGCCTTCTTCTTCGGGTTGAAGGACGACGTGGCGGCCGGTGACGGTAGGTTGACGATCTGGATTCATCCGACGATCCCGTTAGCGTTCAAGTTCTTCGGGGGCAGACCGCCGCGGATTAACCGTGCGTGGGTGGATCTAATGATGCTCAGCGCCAATTCGCCGCAAGGCCTGCAACTGGTCCCGGAGCCCGAACCCTATAACCACCACGATTCGACTGAGGTGCACGAATGA